ATAGATAAAAATATCAAGATCACTCACGAGGGAGATGATCAAGACAATACATTTACCTACGAAGGCAACAAGATAGACGCAAAAGGTGGCGTTGATACGCTCATCTTTACTGAAAATATCGATCTTAGCAGAGTGGATGATCTAAATGATAAACTAAAGAGCTTTGAAACTTTACAGCTTGGTAGCAAGAGCACTCAGGCGGTCTCCATAGGACTAGATGCCAAAAGCGTGCTTGATATCATAGACGCACAAGTAACAGATGGTGGTCTAAAAAGCGTAAATACCGTGTTAAAGATCAAAGGCGATAATAATGACAAAGTGGCACTAGATGGCAAAGGAACTATCTTTACACAAGCAACAAATGATGAAGTAACGATGTTAAATTCAAAACATAGCGTTATCGGAGATGAATATAACAAAGTAGCAGTTGATGCAAGTGGTCACGCTGTAAATCAAGTCTATAAAGGCGTGTATGGTAGTGGATCAAGCGCGCAAACATTTTTTATCGAGATAGATAAAGATGTAAGCGTAGTTGATTTGCATTAAATTTAATCTCATTAGGCTATAAATTTATAGCCTAATTTTAAAAATAAAGCATCTTTTGGATTTTTAAACTTAGTTTAAATATTTAAAATGTATAATCCAATTTCTTTTATCAAGGTGGTTGGATAGCTCAGTCGGTAGAGCAGCAGACTGAAAATCTGCGTGTCGGCAGTTCGATTCTGCCTCTAACCACCATTTCTTTTTAATAAAATTTTTCATGAACGTGGACAGATGGGTGAGCGGCTGAAACCACACCCCTGCTAAGGGTGCAGCTCTTAATCGGGGCTCGAGGGTTCAAATCCCTCTCTGTCCGCCACCATTTATAAACAATCACAAACTTTTACCAACTTTTGCAAACATTGAGCCACGATTTTAACGTTATTTTAAAACCTTTATACATAAAATTACAAACAATTATAAACAATGGCAAACTATTATTATCACAACTTTTTAGCTGACTTTTAGCTGATCACATCCAAAAAAGTAGCTAAAAATATAACAATAGTCAGCCAAAAGGACAGCTAAAATGCCTAAGCTTTCACGCCAGCTAACGATCACGCAGTTTAAAAATCTAAAAGCCAAAGAGAAGCCGTATTTTGTCAGCGACGGTGACAACCTTCTGATTAAAATAATGCCAAATGGCACAAAGTTTTTTATGTACGAGTTTAGAGAAAACGGAAAGCGTCACCGCCTAGCGCTAGGTAAATATGACGAAATGAGTTTAAACGAGGCAAGAGATAAAAGAAACGAGCTAAGATTAAAACTCAATCAAGGCGAGAGCCTAACTCAAACAGCAGAAAAAACAAAATTTAAAGCAGTATTTGAAGCGTGGTATAAAACAAAAAGTAAGTTGAGTGAGAAGCAGCAGTTTTGGATAAAAAGGCGGTTTGAAACGTTATTTTTGCCTAAATTTGGCGAGATAAACATAAAAGATATTAGCAGGAAAGATATTATAAACGCGCTTGCACCACTTCTTGGCGATGACAAACAAGAAACGATACGAAAAACGCTAGGCACACTGAATAGCTTTTATAAATTTGCTCTTTTGCACGAATATGTAGAGCATAACATTATCTCAGATATTGATAAAAGTGCGTTAATAGGTAAGCAAGAAGTTAAACATTTCGCATATTTAAAAAATGATGATGAAATAAGAGCCGTATTAATGGAGATAAGAGATTATTTTGGGGATATAAGAGTAAAAACGTGTGCGATATTTCAACTATATACCGCAGTAAGAGGGCAAAATGCTAGAAATGCTAAGTGGTCGCAGATAGATTTTGAAAATTGCGTTTGGCATATCCCAGCAAGTGAGATGAAAACGGCAAAGCCTCACGAAGTGTTTTTGTCAAAAAGTGTTATAAATTTACTAAAAACCTATCGTGAGCGCCTGCCGTTAAAAAGTGAGTTAATTTTTCCGTCCGTAAAATCAAATATACGCCCTATTAGTGATAATACTATCCGCTCGATGCTTAGAAGTCTAGGCTTTAATAACGATATGGTAACACCGCACGGCTTTAGAGCCACGTTTAGCACGATCGCCAACGAAAACATAGATAAACACGGCTGTAATAGCGACGTTATCGAGCTTTGCCTCGCGCACGTTGAGAGCAACAAGGTTAAGGACGCATACAATCACGCCAAGAACCTAAAAGCAAGGGCGAAGCTTATGCAGTGGTGGAGTGATTATTTAGATAGTTTGGGCGGTTTTGCCTGATTTATAGGCAGAAATGGAATTTTGGGAATAATAAATTATTTTTGAGTTTATCTTGCTTGCCGTGATCTTGCCTGCTAGCACTAATCGCCTTAAACTGATAGGCGATGTTAGCCCTAGCTGTTTTAAGGCTTCATCGCGTGTAATAAATGTGTCGCTCATTTTTTATCCTTTATATAATCTTTCAAATCTCGCAGAGCGTGCCGTAAATAGCGGACGTCGCATTTAAAGAGCAAACCTTGTATTTGCTCGACTAGCTTTGTTTTTTCATTGTGCGCCTCACAAAACGCCTCTAGGCTTGCAAGGGCGGTTAAATGTTTATCTTTTTCTGGGCTACTCATCTAATAGTTCCTTATTCTCATAAATATTGCCTATAATAGAAGCTTCTTGATTAAAAGCAAAAAGGTCAAACTCTTCCGTACCTTCCACGATGCACCTAAACATTGCTAAATCATCAGCCCAATAAACTTCAGCAATTACATTATTACCCCAAGTGAGAATATCACCTGCGTAAATTCTTTTGCCGTCTTTGTCTTTTAAGCCAGTATCTTGCATAACATCATAAGAGTTGGGTAAATCTAGTATTGCTCCAAAAGACGATATATTAACAGGGTAGTTATCGTAGGTATGCTCTGCATCATATATCATTTTCTTTTCTTCTTTATCCCAAACTCTAAATCTTGGTCTCATCTTTAACTCTCCAATAGTATTTTTATATCTATTAACATAGTCTTTGTAAAACCTAAAGGGTCTTTCATAAACTCTTTAAAGTTCATTACTATGTATAAAGGGGTGCTTACTAAAAATATAACTGAGCCAAGTAAAATCACATATACTGAGAAAAGCACTAGACCTATAAGGGCTAAAAAAGCATTTACTACTTTTAAGGCTATTTTTTGTATAGTCTGCATCTCTACTCCTCCTTTAGTTTGAAACCTAAGCTATACATAGGACCCCACATAAGCACATCGTGATATGGTGCAAGCTCCTTGTTAATATCACCCATAGTAATCCTAACAGGGTATGCACGCCCCTCCCTAGAGATAAGGTCAAATACTTCGAAGTACCACAAGACGTCCTTAATATTGATAAACTCTTTCTCTACATATTCAGGAGTTCTAGTTATCTTACCATCTAGCCTATAATACTCTTGTGTTGCTTCAGTGACCTCATATCTTTCAACGTCTTTACTGCCTTCGTCTGATTTATAGACTAACCTGTCTCCCACTTTAAACTTAGGTGCAGAGTTGGGTCTTATTCTGTATTCCTCTCTATCAAAATCCCAAGTATCCGTGCCTTTTGCAAACCAGCGTTGAAAAAGGGTATCGTAGGTATCCACGATTTTACCCTCAGCATAGGCTGTGATAAGCTTTATCTTTTCTTCTAATGTCATCTTTTTCATCATATATCCTTTTCAAATATTCTCAATATAAAAATAAGCCAGCGTTTGGCTATCCTCTGCCTCTTTGCGGTATTTTGTATCACAACTCTTGTTTGATATATAGGCTATCTTGTCTTTATTCACCGCGTAAAACTCCGCTAATATCGGCGCCAGCCTTTGCCCTTTGCGTTCGTTTGGTGCTAAGCGCAAATAAAGCAGATCGCACGCTAGCTGTGGTGCTGTCGTGCTAAAGCTCTTTTTGGCAATGCTCGCCTTGTTGTCCAAAGCGTTTATTTGGGTTTCTATCCGCCTTTTAAAGGAGTGATAGTGTCCGACTATTGGCGTCATCGCCTCGATCAGCTCATCGATAAATTTGCTCGCTTTTTTGTTTATAAATAATCCTAGCTTTTCAGTGCTATCCATTTGCAAGAAGCTATACGCCATAACAAAAATGGCTGCGTCTTTTAATTCAGCCGTTGTCATCGCTCACTCCGTTTAGATTTTTGCCTTTTAATATTTGTAGCACCTCTTGCTTTGAAAATTTAGAGGTTGGGCTTAGCTCAATCTTGCTAAGCCAGTAGCGGTCTAACTTTTCGCAGTAGTATTTCACAGCTTTATTAAAACTCATACGAGGTGGCAGTCGCCCACATATCACAAAAACGCCATTTTTCATTTGCATTTTTTCTTTTTCTCTTACAATCTTTTCGCCGTAAGTCATAGTTAGCCCTTAAAATGGTATTTCATCGCTATCGCAATATTGGCTAACATCTATTTCATCGCTTGCACTTTCGCTAGCTTGTGGCGTGTGGGAGTTATTATTTCTTTTTGGTGCACTCCATGTGGCTTCAAACATTAGTCCATTAGACTCTTTTGGGCTAAATAATGCTAGATAAACACGTCCGCCAGCTACTAGAGGTGTTTCTATATGCCCCCTAAAATAGTTTGTTTTTCCGTCATTACTTACTGCGTTCCATATACCGCCTATAATTTGCCTTGCCCCCTCGTAATTTTTAGGCTTAAAAAGCACGATTTTATACATTGGGGTGTTTTGATTTTTAGCTAGCTCCTCATCAGGAGTTGGGATCAGCCCACACTCAATAGGGCGTAAAAAGGGGATATTTATCATACCCCCTATAAATTTTATTTCTTTGCCGTCTTGACCTTTGAAAGTTTGATTTTTGAAATAGCCTACGTTCATTAGTTCTCCTTTAAATTCTCTATTAAATTGTCTATACTACTTGGGTCATTTAGATAGGCAGTAGCCTCATCAATGCTTAACCTCTCAACTAATTTTTCAGCCTCTGTTTCACTTGCGCCTCGTTTCACTAGCTCGCTTTGCAATAGGTCGTGTGGCATTGGTTCAACTGTCAAATTTTCTTTTACAGTTGCGATTTCAACTTCAAGGGGCGCAGCTTCGATAAATTCGGCGTCGCCAACTGTCAATTTTTGGTTTACAGTTGAACTGTTCGGTTTTTCCGAACTACTCAAAAGCTCATTTAGTCCAGCTTTCGGCGCTTGGCTGACTTCTTGTTTTGTGATAGGCTCGTCCTCTACACTTACGGCTTCGGCTAGGCGATCATTTATCGGCAAGCGTGAAGCAACGTATTTAAGAGCTTTGGCTTTGTACATTTCCTCCGCCCAGTCTAGCCAAATGTATTCTAATTTGTCTTTTTTGCTTTGGTTTTGACTTTTTAAGCGTAATTTTTCTAGTTTTTTCTTGCTAACAAATTCGCTAAAGACATTATCATTGCTGTCTTTTGCATATACGATCACGCCAACTAAATGGCTAAATACCCAGTCGCCGTCATCATCGCTTCGTTCATCATAATTTGGCGCAAAGTGTATCTTGTCATCAAGACCATTAAACTCTAAACTAAAATCATCACAATCATAAACGGCTACTGCTCTAAATTTCCAGCCGTTTTTCATACCTAAACTAATAAGCCCTTTGTAGCCTATTTGAAGTTGAGCGGTTTCGCCACCATTTTTTAGTTTAAACGGCACTACATAAGCTTGACCAAAAAGCTTATTTGGGTTTAGCCCGATTTGCACTATCTGCATGGCTGTATTTACTATGCTTTCAACGCTACAATTCTTTAGCCCATAATCGTTCGCCATATTTGCGATAGCACTAGCAAAAATTGAAGCCTTAGCTTTATCGTTGCCAACTATGGTTGAGATTTGGCTCATTTTTGAGCTAACTAAAGCTCTCGCTTGTTGCTCTCTTGGTTGTATTTGGTTCATTTTTTATCCTTTATGCTGCTATCTTAAAAGCATTTACTATTTTTGCACTTAGTGCGACTTGTCCTTTAGCCGTTATCCTAGTTGTGAATTTTTCTTTATTGCCCTTTGGTGTCACTATAATTTGTGGGATAACTTCAAAATATCCAGCCTCTACCCATTTTTGGTAAGGCAAGTTATCATTCATTAGGTATTTTTCATCTCTTAGCCACTTAAAGACCCTATTGCGCCCAACTCTTACCTCACTATCGCAAAGCGTTTTTACAAAGTCGCCTATTAGCGCGCTTGTGGCGCTAGCCTCGACGGCTTCAGCAAAAATAAGTTTTGGCATATCGGCAAGGCGTTGTGCTTCTAAGGCTTCGATCTGCTCTTGCTGCCTTAGTGCAAACTCTAAAGCCTCTCTGTAATTAGTTGGTGCTTTAAATTTATTTCTAAGTGCGTCAGCCATTGCATTAAAAGCATTGATATAGGCAACTTTGAATTTGTAAAAGCGTTCGCCGTTAAAACTCATAGCCAAAAGAGTAAAGCCGTCTTTTGAGATTAGATAATATGGTCTACACTCGCCCTTTTTATCAATATATTCAACGAGCCGAAAATTTGTCCCGTTAAAATTATCTTGTGGCAACTCTCTAATTTTCGCTAGAATATGCTTGTGTTCTTTTTCGAACACTTCTGCAATTTGTAGAGAGGTAGTCCAGATTTGGTCGTCGGCTACCTCTAACTTAATTTCTTGGTTATTGATAATTAAATTATCCATTGTCTGATCCTTTATTTTAAATTTCTCATTCACAAAGTAGTTGTCGTTGTTTAGATAAGCCATAACGGCTCCGACCTTTGTGTATATCTCAGTCGTCGCTGCTTCTAAGTCGTTTTGTATATGGCTTAGATAAATCGTTGTTTGCTCGGTGGTAGGTTGCGTCATCTCTTGCTCCTCTATTATTTTTCTAAAACGTATTATTTACGTTTTCAGAGGTGCATTATACTTATATAATACGTTATTGTCAAGAGATAAAATGTATTTA